AGAGGCACAGACACTTGCTAATGGTAGTCTGTTTACAGAGAGTGATTAGTGTTAGAAATATTTGCAGAATACGGAACAATTGGTGTAGTAGTCATATTATTCAGCTATATGGTAATGAATATTATTAAGTCATTGAAATCACAGGATGATGACCTTGATAGTTTGCGACAGTCGATGGCTCAGATGGCATCAGAAATCTCTAATGTACAGGGTATCTCAATAAAATTGATTGATAGATGGAATAAAGCAGATGATAGAGCTGATAATAGACATGAAAAGGTTATGGAAGAAATAAACGATGTTACTGACCAACTTAACTTCTTGAAAGGAAGAATCAATGGAGCTGGAGGTAGGGGTTGAATAACAAAGAAGTCGCAGAGTACAGAGAAGACCTGAAGAGCAGGATAGTTAGGATTGAAACTATTGTTGAGAGAGTTGAAAGTCATGTTGACAAGATTAACGGACGCACTTCCAGTCTTGAAAACTGGAGAAGTTGGATGGCTGGTGGCATGGCTCTTTTAGGTCTGGTACTGCTTATTATAGCAGGGATTAGTTGATGGCAGACCCTTACAGAGATTCGCTTGTTGGAGAGTTGGAGACAAACAGGAGCGTAACGAGAGATGTGGTCTCAGAGCAAACGCCTGGATTTGGGAGTGGAGCTTCTGGATATCTTAAATCACAGCTTGATAGAATGGGAATACCAGAAGATGAACGTGCTGGGATGGGGCAGAATATATATGATTTTGCTAGGAAATCTAGGTTTATAGAAAGTTCAGATAATCCAATGGCTGAGCCATCTACGTCAACTGCAAAAGGTTACTATCAATTCACAGACCCTAGTGTGTCTACAGCCTTTAATCGTTATAGGAATACTACTGGTGACAGAGAGTGGGGAGGATTAAATCTAAACCCTCAGGAATGGTCTGAGGATGAATCGGATATGATGTTTTTAGCTAATATGTTTGGTCAAAGTGGTTCAGATGACTATATGAAAGCCATAGGAGGAGGAGATAGGGATGCTATGAAAGAAGCCTATTCTCTGTATCATCATACAGACCCGGATGAGGCAACATATAAGAGGATGGAAGAGTACTTTTAGTGGAAACTATTTCAATTAAACATAGAGATAAAGGATTGACTACGTATGAGATATATACCGTTAAGGAGATGGATAAACTTGGTAAAGTATATGTTCCTTGGCAAAATGCAGAAATTGGTGACTGGGCTCTGTCGGATGATGGGTATTGCGCGAAGGTAATAAATAAGAAAGTGTATCCTAATAATCATGGGCAGACATCTACCTATATTAGGCTTCCCTGGGGATACTTTCTCTGGAATCCTAAATACCCAACAATAAAGTTTAATGTTAAAGGTCGTATGACTCCTTACACAATAAGCGGGAGACCACAGTTAGAGGTAAAGAAGAAATCTGAGAAGATGAAGAATCTTGCTATGGCTTATGCCCAAACCATGAATAAAGACCTTGCTATTGATTTAGCCTTTGGGAGTCTTACTGACTCTCAGCATGGTATGTGGAAACGAAGAATGAAATCGGAGGTATTTAGAGATATGGTTAGAGAAGAACTCCAGGAACTCCTTACGAAGCATGGAATGACTGAGGATTATACTCTTGACTTATTAGACGAGACTATTACGACAGCTAAAGATAAAAAAGATGTTACTAATCTTATGAGGGCTGTTGAAAATCTACAGGATATGCACGGAATGAAGGATAAGAGTAAATTGAAGACTACAACTCAAATAGAGGGTACTGTTACAAGAAAACTTCTTGATAAGATACAGGAAGAAGAAAAGAAGTTAATTGCCACTGAAACTGTGGAGCAGGATATAGAATAGTGGATTACGAAGAGCAATACGAACAGTTACAGGTACTCAAGAAGTTTAGGAGTAGTATCAGCTTGTTTGGGAAGTTGTGTTTCCCCTCAGCTCTAAAGAGGACTACACCTTTATTCCATAATGAGATATATAAGGACCTTAGGGATGAAAAAGTATCTAGGGTGCTTATAGCTGCTCCTCGTGGAACTGCTAAATCGACTGTATGCTCTCTTATATTCCCTCTTTGGAAGTTAGCATTTAAGGGTAGTGAAGACTTGTTTATTGTTGTTATATCAGAATCTCAGGCTCAGTCAATAAACTTCTTAAGTAGGATAAAGTATCACTTAGACCAGTCAGATATTTTTAGAGAAACATTTGGAGACCTTGGAAGTAGAACAGCTCCTAGATGGACGAATAATGATATTATACTTGCAAATGGGACTAGAATAGTCGCAGTTGGTACTGGTCAGAGGGTTCGTGGTTTTATTGAAGGAGATACACGTCCTAACCTTATTATAATTGATGATTTTGAGTCAGAACTTAATGCTATGACTCCTGAAGCTCGTGTAAAGAATAGAAAGTGGATTACTGAAGCTGTTGTGCCTTCTTTAAGTGATGATGGTAGGATTATAATGATAGGCACGGTTATATCAGAAGATTGCTTCCTGAATTGGGGTAAAGAGAGTGCTGCATGGAAAACACTTTGGTATACGATATGGGATGATGATGAGAAGAGTATCTGGCCTGCAAGATTCCCAGTTGACAGGATATTAAGTATTAAAGAAGAGTATGAGAGTGTTGGAAACCTGAATGGGTTTTATCAGGAGTACATGAATATTGCCCAGAGTCCTGATAGTGCTCCTTTTAAACCAGAATATATAAAGTTACACCATTATGACTTTGAGAGGATTGATGGTCAGAACTGCTTGGTAAAGGAAAAGGGAGATGAAAAAGAGATTGTACCTGTTGAAATCTATGCGGGGGTGGACCCTGCTAGTTCTCTATCTATTAGGGCTGACTACTTTGTGGTTGCTTTGCTTGCCATTGATTTTCATAATAATAAATATATTGTGGATATTTACAGAAATAGACTCGACCCTGCATTACAGCCTGATAAGATTATCGAACTTTATGAAAAGTATAAGCCTAAAAAGATGAAGATAGAAACTGTAGCATACCAGGAAGCTTTGAGGGCTTCTGTTAAGAAGATAATGTTAGAGAAGAATATTTATATTCCCGGTTTAGAGAAAGGTGTTAAACCCCGAACGCGTAAGAGCGAAAGATTGCTTTCTTTGGTACCAATACTAGCAAAAGGAGAATTCTATTTCAGGGCAAAAGATATAACTGCACAGCAGGAATTTCTTTCTTATCCCAAGGGTAGGCATGATGATGTACTCGATGCTATTTGGACAGCTCTAGACCATTCAGTTCCCTGTAAGGTAAGGAAGGGCAGTGACAAAAAAGATTCCAAGAAGAAAAACAAGTTTATTGATTGGATGACAGCATAATGGCTAAAATGAAAAAGAATGTAGACGAGATTATAGATATCTGGAAGACTTATTCTAAGAATAGAGATACTTGGGCAACGCATGCGCAGGAAGACCGTGAGTTTAGATATGGGAAACAGTGGACTGCTGAACAGCGTAAAACCTTAGAAGCCCGTGGTCAGGCTCCTATAGTCGTTAATAGAATTCATCCAGCTGTTGAAGCTGCAAAGGCAATGTTAACAACTAATAAGCCTTCTTTTAGGGTCTCGCCTAGAGAAGATAGCGACAATAAAACTGCTCAGGCAATAAATGGTATGTTGGAGTATATATGGCATATATCTGATGGAGACCAGGTACTTAGAAATGCAATAGATGACTATTATGTTACTGGTATGGGATGCGTACTTGTCTATCAAGACCCGACCAAGGATAATGGAAAGGGTGATGTCTGCTTGAAGGACATAGACCCGCTTAATGTTTATATAGACCCTAACAGTAGAGATAGAGCATGTGAAGATGCAGAGAATATTATAATATCAAGGCTATTTACAAAAGACCAGGCTAAGAAGATGTATCCGATGTATAAGAAAGCTATATCGAATGCATCAACTGATAATTTTACTACAGATATGCCTCAAACTACGAGAGAAGATGATGGTGAGGCTATCTTTCCAGAGGATTCAGAGACGCAAACAAGGACTACCTTTGGTAAGGATGATGAGTATATAAGAGGATATGAGAGATATACTAAGGTTCATATGGAGATGCATCGTATTCACGAAACGTGGAATGGCAGAGAAGAGATGATTGATGAGAATGCATATGCAGTCTATATTAAGAAACCTGCATGGATTGTAAATGGACAGGTTGTTACAAATCCTCAGCTTGCAAATCAGGTTATGGAGCAGTTGAATCAACAGTATAGTCAGATAGCTACTCAAGCTAAAATGACAGGACAGCCAATTCCTGAGCCTCCACAGGTAGAGGAGACAACCCATGAAGACTTGATTCAGAAGGGCGTAATTAACGATGTTGTCGTTACAGTCAAGAGAGTAAAGATGTGTGTTGTTATGGGAGATAAGTATCTCTATGAAAGAATTCTCCCCACTCAGCATTATCCTGTAATCTTTTATATGAATATGCATACAAGGACTCCATATCCAGTAAGCGATGTAAGGATGGTAAAGGGATTACAGGAGTATATAAACAAAACCCGTTCTTTAATAATTGCACATGCTACTACATCTACCAATCTTAAAGTGCTTGTTCCCTCTGGTTCTGTTGATATGAAAGACTTTGAAGAGAAATGGGCTCAGCCAGGAGTTGGAATAGAAGTTGATTTTGATATGGGACAACCTATCGTAGCTCAACCCGCTCCTCTCCCTAATGAGCTCTATACTAATGAAAAGAATGCAGCATCAGACATTGACCATGCACTGGGACTTTATGAGATGATGATGGGTAATTCTCAGGTAGCTCCGCATACATATAAAGCTACTATTAGTCTTGATGAATTTGGACAGAGGAAGATGAAGAGTAAGCTTGCTGATATAGAATTTGGGCTCAGAAAGATGGGTGTTGTTGTGATAGACCTTATGCAGCAGCTTTATAAAGAAGATAAAGTAGTAAGGATACTAAAGCCGAATAATACAGTTAGTGAATATATGATTAACAAGAGAATGATTGATGATAAAGGTCAGGCAAGAATTTTAAACGATATCAGTATTGGCAGTTATGATGTGGTTGTTGTTACAGGTTCAACATTACCAACCAATCGTTATGCTCAGCTTGAGATGTATATGGAATCTTATAAACAGGGCATAATTGATAGACAGGAAGTATTAAAGAAAACAGAAGTATATGATATGGAGGGAGTCATGCAGAGAACAGATGAGATTGGCAAGCTCCAACAGCAAGTTCAGGGCCAACAAGAGCAGATTAAGAAGCTGCAGGGAGACTTACAGACACGTGAACGTGAGGCATATCACGCGAAACAAAGGGCTGAACTTGAAAAGTTTAAGGCAGGTTTGGATGGAACCTCTACCAAAGCGAGAGCTGCAGGAACCGTCTTTGAGAAACGCCTTGATGATGCGTTAGGACAAATTAAAAAGGAAGTACGAGATGCTTCCAAACCAACTAAAGGTTCAACCTCTCCTAAGTCCTAGGGAGAGCAGCCTGAAAGGAAAAACAAGAAAATGGAAGACAACACGAATCAAATAGAAACTCCGCAAGAGAGTACATCTCAACCTCGCGATGAGCAAGGCAGATTTGCTCCTCAAGCAGACCCTATTGTTGATGAAGTAATATTCGGAAGTAAAGACCCCGATGAGTTGTTAAAACCAACTATGGATGAGGGAGTGGACACCAGACAGGGTACACCCACTGAAATGGAAGCAGACCCTTCTGCGCAGACTTCGACTACACCCGATAACGAACAGGTACGATACCAGTATTGGCAGTCTGAAGCGGATAAGCGTAATAATGAACTCGGCGAGATGAAGCAGACTAATGAAATGCTTCAAAAGCAGGTTAATACGCTTATTGAAAGAACTGAAGCACCCCGCCAAGGGCAACCTTCAGAGGCAGAAGAGCAGTTTGAATTTCCAGACCCTCCAGCCAAACC